TCATCAGGGGAGTTATCCCCTCTTTTATCATCTAGGGTTGATGCTGAAGCATATAAAAATGGTGCATACAGATTACGCAATGTAAGACTTAAGGCACAAGGTGGTTGTATAAGAAGACCAGGTCTAAAGTATTTACAAACACTTGCAAATGAATCTTATCAAACAGAAGCTTATATATATGATGAAGATGAAGCTTACATTCTGTTATTTAGTGCGACTAAACTTAGAATAGTAGATATATCTGATCCTACAAACATACTGCAAACTATTACTGGTTGTCCTTGGCAATCTTCACAAATAGGTTCTTTAGTGGTATCGCAAAGTGGTGATACTATGTTTATTACACATCCATCTATACCTATGCAAAAGCTAACAAGAACAAGTGCAAGTAATTTTAACAGAACAAACTATACATTCGATGTATCTTCTGGTTTAAGCTTCCAACCATATAATAGATTTGTTGCAGGAAGTATTACTATAACGCCTGCTCAAACACATGGAACAACAACTTTTACAACTAGTGCAGATTACTTTACAGCAGATTATGTTGGTTTGTATCTTAGATTAGTTGATTCTGCAGGATTAGTTAAGCATGCTTTAATTACAGCATATACAAATGCGACAACAGTAACGGCAACTTTGTCAGGAACATTATCGAATACAAATGCTATTACTGATTGGCAAGAGCCAGTATTTAGTTCTGTCAGAGGGTATGCTAGAACAGTTACTTTTCATGATCAAAGATTAATATTTGGTGGTAGTCGTGACTTACCTAATTTTTTATTTATGTCAAAGATAGGTGAGTTTACAAACTTTGATATTGGAATTGGAAATGATGATGAATCAATACAAATACAAATCGCAGAAGCTCAAGTTTCAGAAATTAAAGCTATGCAGTCATTTCGATTTCTTACAATCTTTACATCTGAGCAAGAACTCTATGTGCCAACAAGTGAGAACAAGCCTCTTACACCAGCAACAATTACAGTTAAGAAACAAACGAGTTATGGATCAGGAGCAGTGCAACCACAAGAATTTGATGGAGCAATAGTTTATCTTACTAAATCAAAAGGTGCAGTACGTGAGTTTATATTTTCTGATTTATCACAAGCCTACAATTCAGATTCAATAACATTACTATCAGAACATATAATAGGAACTCCTATAGCTATTGAAGCACAAAGAGAATCTGCTGATCAAATGGAAGGTTATTTATACCTTCTAAATTCTGATGGATTTATGCCAGTATTTATGTCTATTAGAAAAGAAAAAGTCCAGGGGTGGGTTAGATATGACACTGATGGATTATTTAAAAATATGTCAAACGTAAACAGACAAATATATACAGTTGTTCAACGTACTATAAATAGTGCAACTGTCACATCTTTGGAGTTGTTTCAAAATGACCATTATTTAGATATGTCATCACAACAAACTGGAAGCTCAACGGCAACATGGACTGTGTCACATTTGCCAAACACATCAGTCCAAGTTAGATCAGGTAATTATAGTTTAGGTACATTCACTACAAATGGCAGTGGTCAAATAACATTAGGTCAAGCCGTAACTTCAGTAGAAATTGGATTAGCTTATACTCCTGAGATTACAACCTTGCCTCCTGAGATGCAATTACCAGATGGTGTAAGCGTTGGTCAAAAACGTAGAGTTGTTAGAGCTGTTTTAGATTTAGTTTCTACTTTGAATGTAAAAGCTGGTGGAACAAGAATATTGTTAAGATCAGTTACAGATGACTTTTCACAAGAGCCAACTTCTCTTACACAAAGAAAAGAAGTGTATTTACTAGGATGGTCAAAAGAAGGTAGAGTAACAGTAACACAAGAAGAACCATTACCAATGACGTTAAATGGTATATTATTAGAAGTGGAAGTATAATGGGTGCTGCAGGTTATGGATTAGCTGCTGTAATGTCACTAGCTGCTGCAAAGCAAGCAAAAGCTGGTTATCAAATGGAAGCACAGTCAAATAGAGAACAAGCTGAATTAGCACAAATAAATGCTGATCAAGAAGCTATTAATAGAACTGCTCAACTTAATGCACAACTAGCATCTATATCAGCTACGGCTGGTAGTGGTGGTATTAATATTGGTAGTACTAGTATTGCTAATATAAAGAGAAGAGAAACTCAACTTGCTCAAGCAGATGTATCTGCAACAAAGTTATTAGGTGCATCAAATAGACGTAAATATCAGATAGGTGCTAAGACTGCTGAAACTAAAGGCAAAGCTGCAGTTCTTACAGGTATTAGTAATGCAGCAGGTCAAGCTACAAAAGCATATTATTCGGAGTAAGTAAGCATGGCTATTAAAAGAACTATACAAAGACAAATTTTAGTAAAGCCAACTGGTGTAAATGATGCAGGAGCAGGGGCTAAGGCTATGGCACAAGCAGGCCAAAACATAGCCAATACTATTTCTAATGTAACTAGTTTTATAGATGATAAGCAACTTGAAGATGCTGTGTTAGATGCTGAAATCAAAGGTAAGCAGATTGGTACACAGACTGTTAAAGATAAAAATGGTAATTTAGTTCCCAAACCATTGGATTTAATGACACTTAATTCATTCACAACAGATATATATAACAAAAGAAACTTAAGAAAAGCTCAACAATATTTTAAAAATCAAGCAATCAACAGTTATGGATTGTCTTTACAAAATCATGCAGTTGATACAGCTAACAATTTCTTGGCAATGAATGAAGGTAAGGTTGATGAAAAAGGCAATCTTATGGTTAGAAATGCTGGAGATAGTTATATAGATGGTATTAAGAAGCAAGTTGCTCCAGAAGTATTTGCTGCAATTAGTCCTACACTAAGTAACATATGGGGTAAGGCGACAAGGAAAGCTTCTGCAATACAAATCAAAAATGTAAAAGAAACTAATATTTTTAACGCAACTAAAGGTTTGCAAAATATATTACAAATGGAAATTAATTCTATTTCCAATGGTGGTAATGATGAAGATGCATATATTATAGAAACAACTAAGCCAAAAATGTTTGATATAATTGATCAAAATGTTAGTAGCAAAATACAAGGTGAAAAAATAAAGTTAGAATATAATCAATCATTACAGACTGGTGTTGCTGTAAATGCTGTTGATTTAGCATATGAAGCTGGGGTCTCTATTCCAGAACTTCTTAACATGTCCATATCAACAGGTAAAAATTTTGCAAATAACGTAGATATAGATGGTGATAAAATTGCAACAGCTATGAGAGCTAAAATTGCTATTTACGAACAAATAGAAAAAGATATTTTACAAAAACGAACATATGATTCTAGAGTTTTAGTTTCTAATCTAGAGTTAAAGGTACAAAATGGGATAGTAGTTGAAGAATCTGATGTAGCTAAACTTACTGATATAGATCAAAATAGATTTAGTAAGTTTAAAAATGCATACAATAAGACTAGTGATAATAATGCTTCTAAAATATTTAATCTACAAATTGAAAATAAAATTGACAGAATAAAAGCAGATATTATTAAACCAGCAAAACCTGATTTAGTAAATGAATTATCTGGAGAAACACAGCCTATACTTAAAAACAGAGCAAAAGTATCTTTGATAAATGAATTGGTTGAAAAAGTTGGCCATAAAGATATGAGCAACACTAATAGGAGAAAAATCCTTAATCTTGTTAATGATGTTGCAAAACAAACATTAAAACTAGACAACGATACATTTAAAGCAAATATAGAACGTATGTTTAATGGCAGTGTATCTACTATTATGATACCTCCAGAAACTTTATTAACACCACAATATATAGATTCATTAAAAGCTAGAAACGTTATAGGTATTACACCTGAGAATGCTTATACTGAAGAGTCATGGATAAAAAGAGTTAATACATACGCAAAAGATTATAGAATTAAACAAAATGAAATTTATCAAGCTAGCCAGTTAGGTTATAATTTAGAAAACAATATAGGATACACAAACCCACAAAAGACTTATATGGACAATAAGTTAATGCCTAAAACATTTGTTATGAATGGTAATACTGTAGATATAGATATTCTAAATTCAAACGAAGATATTAGAAACGAAAGTCTTAAGATAGTAACAAGTCATGTAACTTCATTGGGATATATACCTAAGAACATTTCACAAATATTTAATAGTTCAAAAACACTAAATGATGAGAATTTTGCTTATGCTAAATCTGCTTATTTAACTATTAAGAATGCTATAATTAAAAAATATCAAAATGGAGAATCTATGTTTGAGCTTATCGTAGGTGATAAGTTTAGTGCAGTTGATTCTAATTTGATGGAATCAGCTATGATGTATGACAATGCATCAGAATTTAGACAAGTTCATAGCACAACTTCTGTTAATAGAAATTTATCACAACATATAGGATCAGATCAAAATGAAACAATTACTTTTGATGAATCATTTAATAGAGTTAAAAATTATTTAGATGCAAATTTTATTGAAAGCTTTTGGGTAGATAAGGTTGGTGGTGCTGATTATGAAGACAGAGCATTAAAAGCTTGGGTTGAACAAAGTGGTGCTTCTAATTTTGATGAAGCTGTGTTTAAAGATCCTTTTATAAAAAACGAGATCATAAAAAATGTTAAAAGCCAAATAGCATCTGGTAGTGTGGCCCCAGGGCAAGTAGGGTTAGATGTTGCAGTTAAAAAAGCATTGTATAAGTTTGCAGGTAATTTAAGTGTACATCAAGATCAATTTGGAGATACTCATTTAATAAGAGGAGTGAGTATTGTAAAAGCAGCACAATCTACAGTTCCTAGTGGTGGCCCTATAGTCACTAAAGAAATAATTAAAAAAGATATGTTACGTAGATATGGAGAAACTTTTAGTGCAGGCACAGACAGTGAAATAAATGATGCTATTGATAATGGTAATATAATGTTTGTAAAATCAAATGATGTTGTTGGAGAACCTACATATAAAGCAATAGCTATTACTAATGATGGTAGGTATGAAACTATTGCTGATAATTATTCATGGAATTATAATGGATCACAATTACAAAGTGATTATAATGAAGCTTTACAAAAAATATCAGATGGTGGTGTTAGAAAATTATTAGGTAGTTTAGATTTTATGTCTAGAAATAACTTAGAAGCTGTAATGTCATCTATAGAAAGTAATAGAGACTATACTGAATCTTTAAAGTATTTAGTTAATAGTTATAACTCTATAGCACAATCTATAAATTCTGCACCAGTGGTTTACAGTCAAATATTGCCTTACTTAAATCAACGCAGGTCGGACAAAGAATTAAGAACATTTTTTGATAACTTTAGATTGCTTAGGTTAGATATTAGATGATTGAGCCACATTTAAAACCAATTCAACAAAAAATATTAGGTAGCTTAGATGATACATCAGATATAGAAATTGCTTCTTACAATGATGTATATAAGAGTCCACTAGTTGCTCCAGAAGAATATAGTTTTAAAGAATCTTATATGGCTGGTTACAGGCAATTAAGTGGTGGTCCATCTTTAATGCGTATGATTGATAATACTAGTTTTACAGACGATCCAGAATATGATCCACTTGCAGATAAACAAATTCCCGAAGGATATGAGTGGAGATTTTTAAATAGTTCTAGTGTTGAAGAAACATCCGTAAGACTTGAAAGGCTTGAGCAAGATCTTTTAGATATGGATATAATTCAAAATGGTAACTTATTAGGGGTAGGTTTAGGTGGATTAACTTCTCCATTAACTTTTGCTCCTTTAGGTACATTTAAAATTTTAAGTCAAACTAGTTTCCTAAAAAGATTTGTTGGTAGTGCAGCATTTACAACTGCTATATATGCTCCAGAAGAATTTTTAATTGCTTCACAATCTGAGGGAAGGAGTGAGCTTGCTCATACTTTAATCCCATTATTAGGAGCTGGATTAATAGGTGGTACAGTAGGTGGTCTTTTTGGAAGAAGAATAAGTAAAAGCAATAATTTTGCAGAAGAATTTGCACAAAATGGAGAAGAAGGAATCTTCAGAAGTGCTGGTGCAATGGTTAATCCAAATAGCCCTGCTGTTTTAAGGCAAACTTTAAATGGAGAAGCATTAGCAGAAACTGGAATTAAACTAGAAAAGTTAAAATGGAATCCAGTTACTAGATTAAGCTTAAGTGCAAATATAACTGCCAGGAAGTTATCAGCAGGACTTGTTGATATGGGTGGCATGATTCAGAAAAAAGTAAGAGGTGGTGATATACTAGGTGAATCTATGGATCAATCTGTAGAAACTTCTTTTAGAACTACTTATCTTAGTTCTTTATTAGATGGTATAAGAGCAACTGATACAGCTTATCTTGCTTTTAGAGGTGTTGTTGCAAAGTCTGGAGATATTGGCAGATCAATGCAAATGCTCAGTCAAAAAGGTAAAGACATTATACAACGTAATAACACATTATCTGAATTTGGCTTTCGTGAAAGAGTTGCTAAGGCAATGAGAAATGGTGATGTTGATGAAGTTGTTGATACTGCAACACCTTATGTTAACCAAGCTGCATCAGGATATAGAAAACACTTTGATAAAATAAAACAAAATGCAGAAGACGTTAAGTTGTTTGAGATAGAATTAGGCAAGAAAATCAAAGGGTTAGAGATAGCTGTCCAAGAAGGACGTGCTACTGCTGATCAGTTAGCAAAAGCCAAAGCAAGATTAGTGCAGTTAAGACAACAAGGCGTGCTTCTCAATACAGCAACTGGTTATGTACCAAGAGTACCTAGAATTGACAAGATAGAGAAAAATGCAGAACAGTTTAAAACAATAGTTAGTAACTGGGCTATGGGTCATTTTCAATACTCAAGAAGAGAAGCTGATGAATATGCTGATGAGATTATACTTAACTATACAAATAGCAAACCATTTTATAATTTAGATGAAAGTGCTGATTCTATAGACTGGATTACAAATGCAAGTGGTGTTAAGTCAAGATCGTTTGAAATTCCAGATAAGTTAATAGAAGATTTTTTAGAAAATGATATAGAGGTGTTAGCAAGACACCATACTAAAACTATGGGAGTTGACATTGAACTCACAAGAAAATATGGCGATGTGTCTATGTCAAAAATCATTGAACAGATCACACAAGAATATGATGCCTTAATAAGACAAGCCCCCACTATTGCTGAGAAGCAAAAACTTAAACAAGGTTTAGCAGATGATCTTAGAGATGTAAGGGGTTTAAGGGATAGATTAAGAGGCACATTTGGTGCATCAAAAGATCCACATAATATGACTAGTCGATTTGTAAGACAGATGAAATCATTCAATGTTTTAGTCGGCATGGGTGGTGCAGCTATATCATCTATTCCTGATGTTGCTAGACCTATTATGACAGAAGGTTTTAAAAATGTTTATGAGCATGGCTTTAGACATATGTTTAAAAGTAATAGATCTATTGTAAAGCAAATGACACAGAAAGAAGCAAGGCAAGCTGGCATAGCAGTAGATGCAGCTTTAGGATTACGTGCAAACTCATTCTCAGATATAGGTGATTTGTTTGGTAGTCGTTATGCTATGGAAAGAGCATTAAATCAATCTACTGGTATATTCTTTATGATGAATGGTTTAAATTATTGGAATCAGGCTATAAAGGAATTTACTAGTAATATCATTAGTTTACGTATGACAAGTGCTATTATGTCTAACTGGTCTACTCTTAGTAAAACTGACAGACGTAAGTTACTAGCCAATGGTATTGATGAAGCTGATCACCAAAAAATGAAGAATCTTATTAGGGACAAAGGCCAGAAAGTTGATGGAGAATGGTTGCCTAACACATCTTTATGGGGCGATAAAGATATGGTTTTGAAGTTTAGAAACGCATTAAATCAATCAGTTGACAGAACTATTATTACCCCAGGAGCTGGTGACAGAGCTTTATGGACTTCAACAGAAATGGGTTCTTTAATCACGCAGTTTAAAGGTTATGGTCAAGGTTCTACTGTAAGACTTTTAACATCAGGTCTACAAGAAAAAGACAGTTCTTTTTGGCAAGGAGCATTTGTTCTTGTAAGTATGGCTTCATTAGTTAATGAATTTAAAAAGAAACAATATGGTATTGATAAAGAACAAACATATTCAGAGTTAATGACTGATGCTATTGATCGCAGTGGAATACTTGGTTGGTTTACAGACGTTAATAACTCAGTAGAAAAGCTTTCTGATTATAGATTAGGCCTAAGACCTATTATGGGCAAAAGCCAAGGTTATTTACCATTTGGTGCAAAAGCAGGTGCTTTATTTGGTCCTGCAGCAAGTAATATAACAACTGCAGCAAGTGTTGCTACAGACATAGCTACTGGTGAAGCTGATGATAAAACGTTAAGAAGTGCAAGATTTATAACTCCAACTGGTAATTTGCCATACCTAGATCCTATATGGGATGAAATAATGGCTGCAAAGTGATGTGAATTAACAAGATGGTGCAATATAAGTAAAGGTATATATTATGGCTACTATTTCGATTAATGATAATGATGCAAGAATACAACACAATATAGGCTCTAGTGGTAACACTGCTGGGGTTACACCATTTCCTATTGATTTTCCATTTTTTAATTTAGACGACATTGATGTTACTATTACAAATAGTTCAGGTGTAGATACGGCTATATCTAGGGGTACTGGTGCTAATACTTTTTCTGTATCAGGTACTGCAGTTGACGATGGTTTTTCAAGTGGCAATATAATATTAAACACTCAATATACTAGTTCTACAGTTACTATAACAAGAGACATTCCTATAGAAAGAATTAGTGACTTTGCTACATCGGGACCTTTTAATATATCTAGTCTTAATACTGACTTAGATAAAATCTATGCAGTTATGCAGCAACTTGAAACTAATAATGCTAGAGCATTAAGTTTGCCAACAACAGATACTTTAACCTCAATAACACTACCAACCAATACATCTCGTAGGGGTAAGTATTTGGCTTTTAATGCATCAACTGGTGATGCTGAAATTGGAGGCAGTGTAGCTGATACGGGTACTGTTGCTACAATATCAGCTAACATTACTACAGTAGCAAGTATACAAGCTGACGTTACAACAGTTGCACATTTACAAGATGGTACAACGGCAACAAATGCAATAAGCACAGTAGCCACTAAAGCATCTGATATTACTACAGTAGCTGGTCAAGTTACTAACATGACTAACGTAACTAACAATTTATCAGCCATACAAAATGCTAGTGCCAACGCTACACTTGCAGAGAACTATGCAGTAAAGGTTGATGGTGCAGTTGAATCTTCAAAGTATTCATCTAAAGCATGGGCGATTGGTGGTACTGGCGTAACAGATACTGCTGGATCAGGAAGTGCTAAGTCCTGGGCAGTCGAAGCTGATGCAGTAGATGGCACAGAGTTTTCAGCAAAAGTATATGCAGGCTCAGGCTCTACATTAAATGTAGGCTCTGCTAAAAACTGGGCGTTAGGTGGTGGAGATAGTTTTTCTACATCAACAACAATAGGAAATACTGGATTATATTCTGCAAAGTATTGGGCAGAACAAGCACAAGCTTCAAAGACGGAGTTCTCTAACGTATATCAGGGAGCATTATCTTCTGATCCATCAGGGGGTAGTGTGTCAGCAGGAGATTTATATTTTAATACAAGCACAACAAAACTGAAATATTACAATGGCTCTGCATGGGCAAACATAGAAGCTACAGATACAAGTTCTTTTGCAACTAATGGATTTGCAGTGGCAATGGCTATAGCTTTATAGGAGTAGAATATGGCACAAAATTTTAAACAAATAAAAATGAGGAACATTGGTACTAGTGCCACAGACATTCCTGATGGAGCAAACTTTCCTAGTGGCTTTCATACTCTGATTGGATTGAATATGGCTAACACCACAGCCAACGCCATAACAATATCAGCATATGTTCAAGCTAGTTCAGCAAATTATTATATAGTTAAAGACATGACAATCCCTAGTGGATCAGCTTTTACACATGATTCAAAGATTGTTCTGTTAAGTGGTGACAGATTGTTTTTTGTAAGTGATACAGCAACATCATTAGACGTTATCGCAAGTTATGTAGAAAACATTAGTACATAGGATTTGATATGCCTTTTATTGGAAATACACCTGACGTAAACTTTACAAGCTTTGCCAAGCAAGATTTAACTGGTGTTACTGGTAGTCCAGCTAAAAGAGGATATACCCTAACTCATGCAGTAGCCAATGCAAATGAGATTGAAGTCTTTGTTAACAACGTAAGACAAGAGCCAACAGAAGCTTATACAGTTAATGGTACTGGTTTAACTATG